AATATATTTCTTTTCATTTCCTAGAGCGCTCGCAAATTTACGAATATCTCTTGGATTTCCTTTGATCTGCATCCCAAGCATCGGCATTCCAAACATTCCCTTCAAGAGAAGAGTCATCCAAGCCCCAAACATACGCAAAAAACTCTCGTTTAGTTGATCATTAGTTTTTAATTCTTCTAAATCAATTACTACGCCAGTGATTTGGTCTTCATTTAATTGTTGCATTCTTCTACTCCCTCAACAGTTATAAATAGTCTCTAATTAATAAATAAAGCCGGTAAACGGACATTTCCATTTACCGGCCTGTGGGAGACTGGGGCATCTGAGAGCCCCGGGAAGAACCTGAACGAGAATTGGCTTTTTCTTGTGCTTCCTTTTCTTTTTCCAACTGTTGAGTTAATCTTTCTAAGAACCATCGACGAATTAAAATAGGCAAATTATAGGCTTCGGTAAAAGACCAGCCGCCATAATATTTTAATAAGAAGAATTCTTCATATACATTTTGAATGTATTCATCGCTCAGGCCAAAAGAATGCCGTCGTAAACGGCACCTCCATTCGATCAGTTTCAAAAGCACAACTATCACAAATAAAAAATTGACCTAAATCGACGTTGGGGGCCATTTTTTGATATGCTTGTCTTATATATCGAGAATCTCGGGCAGGGAGGTTTTGTACCAATGCGGTGATATCATTGCCGTTGTCCGAATCATTAACGGAAACAATCATTAATTTTAATTGATCCGTCAAAGCACTTTCGGGCAGCTTTTTCTTCCTTTTATTCTCAGTTAATTTTAAAAGATATTTTTCATCTTTAGATTTTAAAAGTCTCAGCTTGATATCAAGTTTAGTAACGGGCGTAGTAATAACAAAAGTATCACCCTCTATTAAATCGATATCATGTTCCGCAGGATCTTCTAGTACTTTAGGAAATACGGACCCTAGATTAAAAGTATGGTCGTTGGCGCCACCACAGGAAGGGCAGGTAACCTGACAATCATATTCTTCACCGTACCCCGTTATACGGGCACCAATTAAGAGAGCATTTTTATCACCAACATATAAATCTTCTAATTTGATTCTTTTATCTATCATAATATTTTGTAAAAACCGATCGATAGCAATTCCTCTTTTTAAGAGAGATTTGGATGTTAAGATATCTTCATCCTTTGCGGTCATATACCGAATTTCTACAAACTTCTCATTATGAAGAGGATGGTCTTCGGGATAAAACTTCCCTTCTGTTGGTAGTGCTACAAAATCTGTAGGAGTGGAAAAGGATAAAGCGGCGCCGTCACGGCCCGTTGGGGGCGGTGCCTCTCCTTGTGTCTTGGGAACTCCTGGTTGGTTGCGTTCCCTATTATTTCTTGCCAAATTTCACCTCGTAACAATTATACATATTTAACTTCTATTTTGGCGATGGCGCGCCTCTTACCCAAAATTCACTGGCATCGGCATCTTCCGTCCCGGTCGGAGTAAGAATTTTTGCACCAGTCTTAGTTTCTGATGGAACAATCAAGGCAGCCCAATCGTATCGGATAGTTAAAGTAATCGTGGTCAATTCATCGCTATCATAGCTTAACTCACCAAATTCTACATTAGCAATCCACGGATTTTCCAGGCGCCATGTCTCTAGTGAGTTTCCTACAGAATCAATCTGAGTAATAATTACACTATTAAGAGCAGCTACCGAGGACATTTTAGAAATTGTCGTCGTGTCATTGACAGTAATGGGGGGAGTATAACCACCAGCCCGGATGATCGCTGCTGTATTAGCGGCTGCATCAGGAGTAACTGGATCTACCAAAGTAACCGTTACTTGTTCCCAAGTCAATCGACCAGGATAATAAAAAGTATGATTTAAAAATTTATGCTCAATCGCATTGATCGAAAAAGAAGGTTTTTTGACACTTTTAGCATACCAGGTTGCACCATTGGGCATTCTTCCCAGGTCGACTAAAAATCTATAACCTCTTTTGGGATCTTGTAAAGTTGCATCGGTCCAAAACGCCATTTAATTAATTCTCCTCTTGTGATAATAACTAGTTGAGACAAAAAGTTTCATCTCTTTATTTAAAGATTTTTTAATCTTCAAATGAAGCTCCCGTTCGTGTGATAACGAAGTCGATTGCAATGAATTCAATTGCCCGGGCAGGCTTCAAGAATATTTTTGCATATAGAATGTTCTGATCAATCAAGTCGGGAGTCGTTGTGGTAGAATCCAAGATTACTTTGAACTCTGTGAGCCCCAAGCGAGATTGAACGCTCGCCAAGAATGGATTAACCTCGCCCAAGAATCGATTCCAAGTAGTTTGAACATTCTGATCAAAAAGAATTCCGGATGCGATTCGCGAAACTTGCTTTTTAATGTAAATTAACAATCGTCGAACGTTGATCCTATCAAGTGCGGATTGGGTAACCTGAAGCGTTTTCTGTCCAAAAACCACAATTCCTTCGGATGGGAAAGATGCGATTGGATTAATATTCGCTTCATAAAGCCTATCTCGATTTTTCGAAATAACTCGTGTTGAAACCGCCGTGACTGGAATGCCCGCCGATCCCTCAGTTAAGCCGCCTCGATTGAAGCCGGCTGGTGCGAACCACAATTCAGATTTGGCCTGCGAGGATGCGAAAGTTCCCAGAACAACCACTGATGGGGGCACCCAAAGAAGGTTTCCTCGAATTGTATCCTTGACTTGCACCCAAGGATAATAGGCACAGCCGTAAGAACTATTAATTCCGCGTGCTTCTAAATTATCGATGATCGCAGTAACATCCGTTCCGATGCGATCGCTTAATGGCTCAAGCGAATCTGTAAAGGGGATAAACTCTTCAGGCAAATCAATGATTGCCAAGGTATCGGCCCTGTCTTCCGCCATATCTAAGAGGCGCCCCGTAACTTGATTGTTGGTAACGCCTGGAATGGTTATAAGATTGCATTCTATATACTCGGGGTCCGCAATCGTATTAATGGCGCGCACGAGAGAGTTGAAGGCATAGTTGGTAGTCACCGTTCCGCCATCAGTAAATCCGTTTCGGAATGGTTCAGCTTCGATAATATCAAGTCCATCAAACCCACCAAAGAACGGGGATGTAAATCGATCATATCCTAACTTAAGGAGACCTTTGTAGCCCCCCGAACCGCCGGTGGCTGTATAAGAAGCTCCCGATTGCCGAGATCCAGATTGATAATATACCTGGTCAGTACTACCCGGCGAAAAGCCCGCTGCGCCGGTGATCACTATGTTATCCATTGAGAAGAGCCACTGATATTCAGTCCAAGGGCTTCCGGTTCCAGTTAAGCCATCAAAGGTAGGAACACCGGCTGGCATGGGCCAGAGATAATCCGAATGACCTTTATCATGTCGAGCCGAAGTGGCGCCTCGGGTATTTTGATAGCCAAAATAAGCATTTTTAGGATCGCCAATACCGCCATCGGAGGCCGATAGTCTCAAGAGCGTACTTGGGAAAACTACCGAGGCTGTCATACCCGCTGGCGTGATCCACTCGGGGCCGCCGGTTGGGTTGACGTTGCCTGTGATGGGCATATCTCCGCGTCCTTGTACGAAGGAAGTCGCGGGAGGTGTCGCAGATCCGCTTTCCAAAAGGAAAGTATTAAATCGAGGTGGGCCCATAACTCCGAATGGGAGCAATGTTGGGTCCATCAGGCCGGTTTCAAGGTCTGGATTCATTTCCATCCGAATATATTTGGATCTATTATTAAAAGTTCCAAATTGTCGAGTAACCTGTGAGGTGTAATCATAATCTGTATATTTGTCACCTACTTTGAGTCCTACATAATTTTCTGAATTGGGGTTGAGATTGACATTAGTGAATCTTTCCACAACTCTTACTACATTATCAGTATCGGTGGATGACCGTAATTCAATATTAAAAGATCCGTATGGATCAGAATCGTTCGTTGACGCTTTGATGCTTGTCAAGGAAACTTTCAGATTATCTTGGACCCATCGGCCGCCATCCTGTGCATGAATTTTAAACAGTTTGGGCATCTTTTCGCAGGCATAAGTTCCGGGTGTCCCTCGGTCTTGTGCGAAGTACCAACCAGTTCGTGCCTGGTTGTTTTTCGAGGAAAATTTATAATCTTGTTTGGTTTCGCCGCCGGTTCCAAAACCCGCTTCGAGAGCCAAAAGAATTGCGAAAGTGCCTCCGACGCCCCCCGCTGACGGGGTGTCCCCGAAAGTAGATATATCTCGCTTGAGGCTCGCCTCAAAACTTTCTCCGAGCCAATATAGATTTTCTCCTTGGGTAAGGGAAGTTGGATTCACAAAAGCCTCGTTAGATAATTGTGGGTTAGTATTAAAAATATCTCGAATGTACTTATCTGATGTATCGTCGAAGTTAAAAGCGGCTTTATAAACGGGATTTGATCCAGGTACCGTTGTTCCGCATACCGGCGTAGCATTGATGGCGAGGCCAATGTCGGAGCGCAAGGTTCCGACTCCAGTGCCCAAAACTTGAATGCATCCGGTTGGGCCGGCAGTGTCTGCCGTGATTGTGATAAGTCCGCCGACAGCCGTTGCCGTGCCGACACCCGCGAGGGCGCCAATAAGACCAGCAACTTCAGTAGCAGTAATTGCTGCAAGGTTGGCAACATTGTTTATTCCGGCGTGAGTACCGGCTGGAAAGGCGAGTACACCCGACGCAGTGCCGGTGGGCAAACTGATAGTCGCTCCCGATCCTAATTGGTCCGTGGCTATAGTGACTGTTCCGCCAACGTTGGCGGTTACGGAGACGCCGGTTAAGCCAGCATTCATTGCTGCGGCGACTTCTGCAGCAGTGGCGGCGCCGCCCGTGATCGTGGGCGGTACCGTGGTTGAAAATGTTACAGTTTGTGCGGGGCCGCCGTTTATGCTCAAAATTAATGTTTCTGCATCCGCGATGGCAAAGGGCTCTCCTCCAGCGGTCTCGGATGTGGCCTTATCTGCGACAATTGCTGCGGTTGTGACGGGCGGCCCGCCATTAAAGGCGATATCGATCGTGTCGCCAATCGTTCCAGCAAAAGGCCCGGGCGTGATGGACGTAACCTCGGCAGTCGTACTCGTCGATGCTCCTGAAGGTCCCGCTGTATCATAGACAGAGAGCATAAATTCTGCGTTTGGTCCGTTGCATTGGAAAACTGTTCCGGCTGCTTCTTGAGTCGAATCTCCGATGTAAGGAACCGATCCAGTTAGAGCGATACCTCCTTCTTGGATATAGAAAATAGCCCCCAAAGATCCGACTGCTGCAGATCCGGTACCATCAAAAATAAATAGTCCATAAGCTCCGCCATTGTCGGACGTTGAAATTGTTTGTTGTGTTTCTTTGGTGATCCAGCCTGCAGTTTCATCGCCAGTACCACTACTCGCATCGGGATTAGTTTCCCCCAACAAGCGAAACATAGTAACCGGTCCTACCTGGGCTCTCAAATATGCTTGTGCCGCATAAGCACCATATGTTGGACCTACGGTATTTCCGGAGCGCCAAATATCTCCACTACCCCCTCCTGGAACGGGGTCTCCAAAAACTTGAACAAATTCCGAAAAGGAGTTAATTTTCACAGGGGTCATTCCCGGGCCAAAACGAGTTCGACCAACAATAATTGGTCCCATCGTCTCTGGTCGGGCCGGGAGTTGGGAATTATCCACCTCTGCAAGAAAAATTCCAGGGGAGACAAATTTAAACTTTTTAACTGACATCTATTAGTTTCTCCTCAAATATATAAACCAATCACACTTAGCTTTCATCCTATAAATAGTTCAAAACAATCTCAAAGTCTATAATAATTATAACTCATTATTTGGCTATTCTTTCTTCGGAGGGATGAGCCATGGCCTCTTATCACCAACTATAACTTTTTCCCGAGGGATACGAACTTCGACCGCATTCTCACGAATTGTTATTTTGGGTCTTTCTTCGTTTTTATTAGAGCCAACCAAATAGGCTAAAATTTTAATATTTATAGTTGTCTTATAGGTTCTTTCTGCCTCATCCATATTGGATACATTATTTTCTAAACCAAATTCTCCCTGAATAAATCCTTCAAATTTATGGCCATCATGCATAATGAAAAAATTATTAATTTGACCGGTACGGACAATAAAAGGAGTAAAAATTTCATTTAATTGCTGTTGATACTCAGTGCGAATTACCACATCGTATGTGGCCACTACATAGGTGGGTACTGGCGATGTGATTGTATTATAAACTACTTTTTTATTATTAGTGGGGAAATTGGTCTGTCCGCGCGTGAGTTTATTGGCATCTTTGTTGGCAAAATTGGAAGTTTTATTCTGATTAATTCTTCGAGCCATCAAAATCGCACCGCCGCGTGGATCATTTTTTGGTGGGATATGGGCCCAGGCTACACCCTTCATGGCCGGGTCTTTTACTAGGGAAGTTCTATTGATAGTGATCAGGGGCAATTTTAGGCGTCCACTGTCGTCTCTCAAATCTTTATTATCTTTTATTTGAAAAGCTCGTTCGGCTGCAACCCATATAACCGGGACTTTATTCCATCCTTTGTTCGTTGTGACAAAAATATCCAATTCCTCGTTAATCCACGTATGAAAAGCATAATCAATAGTTTCAATAGTGGACGGCATTAAAGTTATTTCTTTAATGGGTGCTAAATCTGGTTCAACAACCTCCCAATCATTGGGCTTTACAAAGTAGGGGCGATACCCAGTATATTTCTTACTTTCACTGGCCATCGAATACTCCCTCTCGTGCCAATAAACATAATGCTGAAATTTCCATAGTGTGTTCTATTTGCCCGAAGAGAAGACGCGGGATTACCGTCTTAACGATTTCATATAAGGCGCCTCCATATTGAACAAAATCTCCTTCTCTTACAAATAAATCCTGGTCTTCGGTAAGTCTTCGATAATGGAAATGAAGCGTAATATGCCACTCCTTATCTAATCCGATATTTTCTGTATAAACGGTAGTAGCATCGGGCCATTCAACCAGGACGTAAACACGTACAGGAGAAAGGAAATTCTTTTCTATAGCTTCGCCATATAGAGGATGATAGTTGCTTTTATCTCTGGAAATTGGATAATATGCAATCTGCTGGCCGATGATTCTTTCCATCAACTCATCGTTGACTTGCTTTACTAAATTCCGCTCTTTTTCGCCAAGAAAGAGTGGTGGGGGAGGAGCCTCGGGTTGCTCCCATTTTGTAGTAGTATTTGTAACCCCCTCATCGCCAGTAAATGGCTGGGGCCCATTGTCTTTGGGCATTAGTTATTCATCCTTGAAAAATCAGTAGTGGTATATCAGCTAATATTGTTTGAACGGCTTCGGTCATCTCAGCAGTCTTCTTCATCAACTCAGTATAAGTTAGCTCATCTAATATTTCTTTTAATTCGTCACGTAGAGCTGTCTGTTCGGTAGCCGCTTGACTTAACAGGGCATCGGCATTTAATTGAGTATCATTCCCCGGAATTGGGATGGATGAAAATTTACCCCTAATCTGCCCCAGAGTCTCTTTGGATAAAGCTAAAGCAAATCTTCGAATCCATTGTTTTCCAATAGAGTTTATGTTTTCATAAGGAATATTATCAAAAGGGAGAGCGTTCATATTGTTAATACCATCCACTCCCAAACTATAATCGTTGTCCGAATCATCCCAAGCATCAGGCTCCACATTAAATTCTACCCACATCTTATTATAAGTATCAATAATTTGAGGAGTTGGAAAAATTCTCAAGCGAGTATCCTTTAATTCATAGGAATAATGAGAAAGGCGGGTCCACAAGTGATCTTCATACGCCATCGCCTGAAGTTTATTTTGCCATACCGGAATTATTTCGAAAGACGAATCATCGGTATATTGGCCATAATAAAGTAAATTTCCTACCACGTTTAAACCCCCGTAATAGCCAAAAAATCTCCACATAGCTTGTGGGGTTTTAAAAAAGACTTTTCGAATAATGCAGCGTCTGTTGCCTACAGTTCCGCTGAATTCGCTGCTATTAGAAATTATATCCTGTAAATCATAATCCTGTTGTTCTTGAACCAAATTAAAAGAAGCTGAATATATGGGGATCGTTCCTCCCATATTGGCTTCATGAGAATAGCCATCTCCCACTCGACGAGGGTATTGAAATGTGAAGCGAGGATATTTTAAATTAACATGTGTCCCACTTAAAGAAGTCGTTAATTGCCCATCCTGGTCAAATGTTCCAGTGGTTTGACCCAATACATCTGAAAGAACATTTTTAGATTGATGAATGTTGACTATATAACTGTATTCTAGAAGCGCCTCTTCGTAATTGGCATATACATTCCCTTGCTTTAATTCAATATCGAGAACGTCTCCGCCTAACTTTTTATAAGTATAAGCTACTTGGTCAACAGCCCCAGATATAAAATTTGTATCATAAAGATCATTGGTGGGATCCGCATACATCCCAAATGGTAATGACCCAAATACATTGGAGCCAGTTCCAACAACAGGCAAAATGGATTTGCTCATTTGACTTTTGGGCGTTAAAACAGGTAAAGCCATACATACTATCCTCCACTGTTAAATAGTTTTTATATAAACAAAACCCCCCTCTGTTTCCAGAGGAGGGCATAAATTTCTTAAAAGCTGTGCTTTTAGAGGCTAAGATTAGCCGAGCAAGTCTTCGATAACTACCAGACCATACATATCAGGTCGGACCATCTTCTTGGCATATCGAGTCATGACGCCTTTGCGCGGCACGAAGTCCTCGACACCGAAGATTGTCGGAGTCATCTGGAGCGGCACATACGGTGCGTATACATATCCACTTTCAAGGAAAGAGGCTCCCTTACGTCCAACAAGGCAAACATTCCTTGGGAAATAAGGATCAACATATACATCCCACTTCTTACTCAGGTTTCCAACCTTAACAGCGCCAATGGTGCCTCGATCGTCATCGTGAGTAACCGTACCACGGAATCCAGCAGTAAACTCAAGGATATTGGCAACTTCCGGCGAACATACGACGAAGTTAGCACCACCCCTCAAGGTCTTGCGATGAATCTGGGCTGACACATCATTGATAGTTTCGGCAAGAGTTTCATACCACTCGCTTACATTACCAGTGAAGTCCGGGAAACCTTGAGCTGGATTGACAAGTGTGCCATCCTGCTTATTAACGAATTTACCCGGTCGGCGTGACCAATAATAAGTCGCGGCCGTTGCACCCATAACCAGATCTTCGAGAATCTCTTGATCGATTTCAAGTGCGATGTGTTCAGACAGGATACTCGTCAATTCAACCTCGGCATCGAGATTGTGATAAGCATTCAAGTCCTGTGCCAATTCTGGCGTCCACTTAGCTTTAAGCTTCTTGGTATCAGCCGTTACAGCCACGGAATCAACCTTGATGTTGATTTCTGGGATGTTCGGGTTGTTTTCCAAGCCCCAGGCAATATTACCTACAACCGAACCAAGTGCTCCACCTGGATCAAAGTTGTCATAGATTGCCCAACTTGCAGCAGTTGCGTGATCCGTGAGCGAAGCTGACAGCTGATCGACGGTTTCCGATCCAGTTGCGGCCAGAACCACCAAAAGGTGAGTTGGAACCACATTAGGAAGAACACCGAATTCATCATCTCGGGTGAGACGACGAGCTTGAACGCCCATATCGAAATGGGAGCCCCCGATAAGCGCTGCACCTGCGGCGCCGAGAGTAATGGTCACATAATCCTTAACATTAAGTTGACCAGCAGTACCGAGGATATCGGACGTGAAAGCCGTTAAGGGAACTCGTGCAACCGCAACATTGGTGCCGCTAAGATCCGCATCATAACGAACCAAAGAATCACCCAAAGTGGAGTATCCTAGACCACTTGGCAGCAAGGGCTCGCCACCTGCTGTGGTCGCGGGGCCCCAGAATCCGCCAACGGTGCCAGAGGCAACGCCGATGACGCTTGCAAGCGCGGCGGAACCAGTAGGGGAAGAATAGCCGTTGTTCAAAGCATAAAAGCTTTCTTCAGCTTGCGCATCTTGGAGGCTAATACCACCTGTGATTTGCGAACCGACAACGCCACCACCATACACGGAATCTCCGCGATTACTACCTAAGCGGAAGGTGTCATTGGGTCCTAGAGTAAAATCTAGGAAGAAGATCAGACCAGAGGGTAAACTCATAGGTTGAACGCTAACAAGATCGTTAGCAATTAGGCCGCCGAATACTCGACGTACAATTGGGAATGCAACCGAAGCAAAACCTTCGACATCGCCTCCTGACATGGTGGAAGCTTCTCGCAGAAGCTCTTTTGCTTGATTCTCAAGCATAACTGCCATTCCATGCTGACTTCGTTCATCGCGGATCCCTTCTAAAAGACCGGTTCGCTTCCATTTGGTGAGAAGCGCTTCGCCCTCCCTAGAAAGATTACGATGAACAATGCCTTCAGTTAATTTCTTTAAAACGGACATTGATTAATTTCTCCTTTATTGTTGTTAATAATCATTTGGTTTTAATGCCTGCCAATGCTTGCATACGCGCCACTTCGGGATTGTCTGCATACTTTGGCTCTCTCCTCAAAGAAGTCCCCGTTGGTCGATGAATAGCTTCGCGAAGTGATTGTGGCCGTGTCCGATTTTGGATACTGCCCACTGCGCTTTGAAGGGTTTCAAAGATTAACTTTGCTTCTTCGATTGAATCGGCACAAGACAAGGATTCAACAATTTTTGATTTTTGTCGCTCATTCAGGGAGTCATTTGTCAAAACTCGATTCGTATAAATCAATCTTGCATTAGAAAGATTAATTTTCTCAAACTTTTCTTTTAAGCTGCGGAAAGCTTTCAATAATTTTTTATTTTTAGTCAACAAGATATTTTTCTCTTCAGTCAATCTTGCCGCAGCATCATATAATTCTTTATTTTCGACTTCTGCTTTGTGCGAAGCCATATTAGCCAATTTTAATTGGGCTTTAAAATCCATAATATCGTCTGGAGTCATTGCGGACCATCCTTCCTTTTGAGGATCGAAGTCTACGATCAATTCTTCCAATAACCCGTCTAAATCGTGAAGGTCTATTTCTTGTTTTTCTAGAGCTAAATTCATGGGGACGCTAGGAGGCGAATTGGTTTCCCCTTCTAAACCGGCGTCGGCTACATCTTGACGCGGGAGGGGGGTACCAGTTAAATCCGCTTCGCCAGACGCGGGATCTCCAGCCAAACGATCGGCCATATCTTTTAATTCTTCAAAAGAAATAACCATTTCATCAGTTTCGCTAGGAGCGTCTGCTCCCAATGGTAAATTTTTGAGAGCTTCAGAATCATTAATTTCTGGCTCCTCTTCTTCCTCTTCAAAACCAAATTCATCTTGTTCTAAAAGAGATTCAACAGCTTTTTTAATGTCGAAAGAATATTTTTCCACAATAGCTGATTCTGCATTCTTGATAGCGGCATCCTTTAGGGCTGCGGCATCTATAATAGCTTGGTTTAACAAAGCCGACATGTGTATTTATCCCCTATAAACTAATTCACCAATAAATAGTTCTTTAAAACATTAAACGACTTATTTATATTTCGAGAAATTTCCCTTTTGCCCATCATTAATCGGTTAATCCAGATCCTGTTAAAATGAACATTTGGCCAGTTTCAATACCTGTTAATTCGGCCCACGCCTGGAATGACCCATCGGGGCCCGCAGCTGAGGCAGTTAGGGAAATATAAATTTCCTTACATTTAGTATCAAATGTTACCGAATCCTTTTTATCTTCGAGAGTGATAAAATGGAGTCCATCGATAGGCGCGTTGTCGGGATATGCGCCAAATCCATTTGCGCCGTTGGCTGCTATTGCCGCATTAAAATAAACGCGTAATCCGGCATTGGCGGCAGTGTTAATGATGGTTATATTTTTTGCCACAGTGGGAAATTCTATTTTAACCTCCCCGTTGCTAGCACCCCCATTGGTTACCGTCGATCCAGTTACGAAAGGGTAGCCCGAAACTTGGTATGATCCTACATTAAATAAGCCATTTTTATAATTGAATGCCATCGAAAATTCTCCTACCTCTTTCTATTATAATTAGTTTGTTGTTTTTCTTTATTCTCTTCATTCGTCTTTTTAATAAGTCTTTCGCGGTTTTTTCTTTGTTTCCGACGCTTTTCAGACGGCTTTTCATATCGCATGGTTTCTCTGTATTCTTCTACAATCTTATATTTTTTAACTTTTTTGATAAACCGCTTTATCATTCTTTGGGGGGTGTCATGTTTTCCTCTCGGCCTTATTATAACATGTGCCGGCTTTTTTGCCATTTAAACTCCAGTTCTCTTTATGATCGGAATAACCGCTTTAGATCCTTTGAAATACTTACAATTTGAGGGAACCTCAACATCTATTATCTTCTCTGAATAGGATACTTTCGGGTTGCTTATAATTAGACGTTCAAAATGATTATCCTCGAATTTACTTTTTGAATCTTGCAAATAAGCCGATAAAATTGCTCCCTCTTTCATATGCCAATCTAAACATATATCAACAAACATAAAAAGTCTGTTTCTTTGTAATGAAATATCCACTATATTATCTTCTCTTAATTCGGTATGCATGTTAAGGGGGTAGTCATCAAAAAAATAAAATCATAATCTCCTAGCGTATGCAAAGATTTTTGCCACGTATTCTCGACAATGGTGATATTCTTATAATTCTTAGCCCAATCCTTGGCCTTTTTAATAACTTTGGGATCGCAT